AGTTCGCGTTGGCGAATGAGTACCGGGGTCGGGTCAACACGCTGTACCGCGAGTTCGAAAAAACGGTTGGCGAGATCGTGATTGAGTTCGGGTACACCAATTGCAGCCCGACCGTGCGCACCATGTACGACCGTGGCAACCTAGATGAGTGGGTGAAGATCGTACACGCCATCGAACCACGCGCCGTGCGCAGCTTGGACAACCCAAGTGCGATGCACAAGGCGTATCGCAGCGTTTACTTCGAGCCCAGCTATGATGGCGGCGACACAACGAAGGTATTGCGCGAAAGTGGGTTTGATGACTTCCCGGTCATGGCGCCACGCTGGCATCGCATGGCTGGTGACGTGTATGGCCACAGCCCCGGCATGGAAGCACTGGGCGACATCAAGTCCCTGCAGCATATGTCGCTGCGCCGGTCGAACGTGGTGGACTACCAGACCAAGCCGCCGCTGCAGGTGCCGACGTCCATGCGTCAGCGTGAGATTGATTGGAAGCCCGGTGGCGTGACGTTTGTGGACCAGATCGGCGTGCAAAACACCGTTCAGCCTTTGTTCGCTGCGACGCTGCCTATCAATGACCTGCTTGTGAGCATGCAGGACGCCCGTGAGCTAATCCGGTCGGCCTTCCATGCGGATATGTTCCTGATGCTGGCGAACGGCGACACGACGCGCATGACGGCAACTGAGGTGGCTGCACGTAACGAAGAAAAGATGCTGATGATCGGCCCGGTGCTGGAGAGGCTACAGCATGAGCTGCTCAAGCCACTGATCGACCGCACGTTCGAGCGCATGATTACCAATGGTAACATCATGATGCCGCCGGAAGAGCTGCAGGGTGTTGAGTTAGATGTAGAGTTCGTGAGCGTGCTGGCCCAAGCGCAGCGCGCAATTGGGGTGAACAGCATCGACCGATACGTGAACAGCTTGGGCGTTATCGCTCAGATGCGGCCAGAAGTGTTGGATAAGATCGATGTGGACAATTGGGCTGACGCTTATGCCGATATGTTGGGCGTCGATCCTGACATCATCGTGCCGAATGATCAGGTCGCCTTGATCCGGGAGCAGAGAGCCGAGCAGCAGCAGCAGATGGAGCAGCAAGCCATGATGGCGCAGGCTGCTCAGACGGGCCAAGCACTGGGCAATATCAAGACCAATGAGAGCAACGCCGCAACGGACCTGTTGGGCATGGTCTCTGGGTACCAAGCACCACCAGCGACGGAGTTATAAATGCCGGGATACAAGTCAGCTAAGTCGATGACCAAGCCTAAGCCCAAGAAGGCGAAGGGTAAGCCAAAGCCTAAACCAGCCGGACGGCGGCGGATGTAATGCCAAAGAAGGGTCTCTGGGCAAACATCCACGCGAAGCGCAAGCGCATCAAGGCCGGGTCAGGCGAAAAGATGCGCAAGCCCGGAACGAAGGGCGCGCCGACCGCAAAAGCGTTGCGCCAGTCTGCCAAGAAGAAACGCAAATGAAGTTCAACCCGTTTGACGTTCGTGAAGTGCTGGAAGCTGAAGCCAGTGATCGCCATGAAGAGGCGCTGCGCCGGCGACAGGCTGCAGAAAACTGGGCGTGGCTGATGTCCAGCAAGCGTGGTCGCGCGATGGTACGCGAGATCATGACGTTCTGCGGCGTGTACAAGTCCAGTTTCACGGGAAACAGCGAGACGTATTTTCGAGAGGGCCAGCGCAATGTGGGCCTGTATATCCTGTCTCTGGTGCAACAGCACGCGCCAGACTTTTACGTAGAGATGATCAAGGAAGCAAACGATGCTTGAAGACACAGAACAGATTGAGGCCGCAGAGGCCACACCGGACACGCTGATAACTGCCGCAGATAACACCGAGGGTAGCCAGTCAGACGTGCAGGATGCATCAGCATCCGAACAGCAGGCGGCAGAGACAGCTGCAACGGAGGATAACCAAGCCACCGAGGACGCGGCTGCTAAGGCTCCAGAAGACTATGTGTTTGAGATGCCGGAAGGGGTCACGATTGATGACGCCACTCTCGGTGATCTCAAGACATTGGCGAAAGACCTTGGCCTGTCACAAGAGCAAGCGCAAAAGATTGCTGATCTCGGCGCGCACCAGTCCCAGAGATGGGCTGACATGCAAACCGAGTATGCCACCAAGGCCCGTGAAGAGTGGGCGGCGGCGGCAAAAGCAGACAGCGAGTACGGAGGGGCAGCCTTCCAAGCGAGCATCTCGTCTGCCAGCAAGGCTATCAAGCAGTTTGGTACGCCAGAGTTTGTGAACCTGTTGAATGAAACGGGCCTCGGCAATCACCCGGAGGTGATACGTGCGTTCTACAAAGTCGGAAAGATGATTGAAGACGATGGGATCGTACCGGGCGGACGCAACAGTGAGCAGCCGACCGATGCCGCGAAACGCCTGTATAACAACTCTGATCTAGCATAGGAAAGCAAATAAATGGCTACTCTCTCAGCTATCAACCCAACGCTGGTGGATGTCACCAAGCGTCTGGACCCGGATGGTCGCATCGACACGATTGCGGAAATCCTCACCGAGACCAATGAAATCCTTCAGGATATGACCATGATGGAAGGTAACCTGCCTACAGGTCACCGCACCACCATGCGTACAGGTCTCCCGCAGCCCACATGGCGCAAGCTGTACGGCGGCGTTCAGCCAACCAAGTCAACCACCGCCCAGATCACTGACACCACGGGTATGCTCGAAGCATACGCCGAGGTCGATAAGGTGCTGGCTGACCTGAACGGCAACACCGCTGCGTTCCGTCTTTCCGAAGACCGCGCACACATTGACGGCATGAACCATGAGTTCAGCTCGTCTCTGTTCTACGCTTCTGAGGCCACCGCCCCGGAAGAAATCACTGGCTTTGCTCCACGATTCAATGACCTGTCTGCCGAGAACGCAGAGAACATTGTTCAGGAAGCTGGCATCACTGGTCAGACAGACTGCTCGTCCATCTGGCTCGTCACATGGGGACCGAATACCTGCCACGGTATTTACCCCAAAGGCACCGTCGGCGGCCTGCAGGTCGAAGACAAAGGCCAAGTAACCATCGAAGACATTGATGGTTCTGGTGGCCGCATGGAAGCTTACCGGACGCACTACTGCTGGAAGGTTGGCCTGACTGTACGCGACTGGCGCTATGTCGTTCGCATCCAGTTTGACAGCGGTGCGCTCACCAAAAACGCGGCTACTGGCGCTGATCTGATTGACCTGATGACACAGGCGGTCGAAATCCCGCCAAGCCTCGCAGCCGGCAACACGGTCATGTACTGTAACCGCCGGACCAAGTCCTTCCTGCGTCGTCAGATCGTCGAGAAGGTCGCCGCCTCCACGTTGTCGATGGAGCAGATTGCTGGTAAGCACGTCATGACGTTTGACGGCATCCCAGTTCGCCGGGTCGATTCGATCCTGAACACTGAAACCGCTGTAAGCTAAGGAGTTACAGACTATGATTATGGACGAAAGAACAGAGTTCGCTGATAACGTATCTGTTGCTGCTGGCGCAGGTACTGCGGTCATCGGAGACGTGATTGATTTGGGCGTTGACGGACGCGACATCGGGAACGGCCAAGAGCTGTACCTTGTGATCAAGACCGGCGCGACCGAGATCATCACTGGCGGTGCCGCTGGCACGATCAAGTTTGATCTGGTGTCAGACTCAACTGCCAACCTGACGACATCTCCAACCGTACACTTCGATACCGGGACACTGGTAACGGATGACGCTGCGGCCAACGATGCACGTCTCAACGCTGGTGGATACATTGCTCGCGTAGCAATTCCGACCGGCGACTTCGAGCGTTATGTCGGCATTCGTGCGACTATCGGCACAACGACCGTAACTGCTGGAACGATTGATGCGTTCCTCACACCAAACCCAACGGCGTGGAAGGCTTATGCCAACGCTGCCAACGCTGCTATTTAAGGAGGCTGAAAATGGCGAGCATTGACATCAACGTAAAGAGCGTAGGGGAAACCCTGCTTGACGGACTGATCACAGCCGGTGCGCTGAAGATCGCAGCTCTGTTCCTGCTCAACCCAGACACCAACATTGCCCAGCAGCCGCTGGCCTTTGTTGCTGTTCTGGGTGCAGGGGCGCTGGCTTGGAAAGCCGCCCGGTCATGGGTGGCGTTTAACTAGCCATGAAAAAAGTCCAAGCAACAGCGACAGGTTTCTACAAGGGCGCACGCATCTATGCCGGTCAGGCATTTGCTGTCCCTGATGAGCTTGTCGGCTCTTGGTTCAAACCCGTTGACGGCGAAAAACCCAAGCGGACGCGAGCCAAGAAAGCCCAAGAGCCAGAGGCGGCACCCGTCGAGGCTGTTGAGGCGCCCGTCGAAGAAGAGCCTTCGGCGGAGGCATAACGGTGTGGGGGGAGCGATCCCCCCACTACCTTTTTACGAGGTGGCGAGATGACCAGTGCAATTGATATTTGTAACCTTTCACTGTCCCTGTTGGGGGACACGGCAAACATCACCAGCATTGACCCGCCAGAAGGCTCCGCGCAGGCCGAATACTGCGCCCGGTTTTACCCACTAGCCCGCAAGACTGTGCTTTCCATGCACGCGTGGACGTTCGCAACAAAGCGTGTGGCCCTGTCCAGCGTGACGACCGCGCATCCACCGCCGCAGACGTGGGAATATACGTACGCTGTGCCGTCAGCCATGCTCAAGATACTGGGCGTGTACCGTGCCGCAGCGGTGTATGACGAGCAGAAGACACAGGTTGCTTACGAGGTGTCCGGCGATTTCAACACGCGGGTGATCTACAGCAACATTGATGACCCTGTGATGCGGTATGTGGCCAATGTGGATGACACCACGCGGTTTCCACCGCTGCTGGTGAACGCAATTGCCTACACACTGGCCAGTCATCTGGCGGGCCCGATCATCAAGGGCACCGAAAGCATCAACATTGGCGACGCAATGCTGCAGCGGGGCATGGCCTACGCGAAGCAGGCGATGGCTGAGGACGCAAATCAGTCAAACAATTCAGTTGTCGAGCGCGACACACGCCACATGGCGCCGTGGATGGACAACCGCGGGTCGCTCACAGACTGGGGGGAAGCCAAGATAATTCGCGATGTCTAAGATTTACACCCGATCATTTAACGGCGGGATCATCTCGCCGGAAATGTATGGCCGACTTGATGACGTGAAGTACAACACCGGGCTTGCCCGGTGCAATAATATGATCGTGTTGCCGCAGGGGCCGGTGGTAAACAGAGCTGGCACCCAGTTTGTGCGCGAGGTGAAGGACAGTTCCAAATACACACGGATGCTGCCGTTCCGGTATTCGACCACGCAGACCACGGCGATTGAGGCAGGTGAGGCATACTTCAGGTTCCACACGTTTGGCGCAACACTCACCACGCCTACCACAAGCATCCCAGCTTACGCCAGTGGCAGCACATACAGCGCTGGTGACATTGTAAGCGAAGGTGGCAAGACATGGTACGCCGTGCGCGACGTGCCCACATCCACAACGCCCAGCACAAACGAGTATAGCAACACACCAGTTGTATCATCGACGTGGAGCGAGACAGTGGGCCAGCAGCTTACCCTGCCAGTCGGCTATGAGCTGGTCGGTGATGAGCTACCAGAAACGGTCGAGGTCGGAAAACAGATTGCCATTGCCATCGTGGTGTACACGCGAGGCGTTTACGGCAGCAATGTTGACGAG